TGGCGAATAGTGCGGGTGCTATTTATGTAAACGGAAACGGAAACGATGCTCGTGTAGGTCTCGAAGCTACTGGAACTACAGCAGACCCAGTTACGTCCTTCATTGTCAATGGAGGAGAAGCCTTTTCTATGGGTATAGACAATTCACTCAACGACACTTTCAACATCGCCAATCACGCCTCAGATGTGGGAACAAACACGAGGCTCACTATGACACCAGCAGGTATTACGACAATAACAAACGATACAGATGCTACGAGCACAACAGATGGGGCTTTGATAGTTTCAGGTGGTTTGGGGGTTGCTAAAAGTATTCACGCTGTCACCGTTAGAGGTACAACCCTTACTGGAACAAACCTGTATGGTACACTAGCTGGCGCTAATACAGCGGTGGTGACCGATTTGACTGCTTCGGCTATGGTTAAAGGTGTAACCCTCACTGGAACAAACCTGTATGGTACACTAGCTGGCGCTAATACAGCGGCGGTGACCGATTTGACTGCTTCGGCTATGGTTAAAGGTGTAACCCTCACTGGAACAAACCTCTACGGCACTCTAGCAGGTGCTAATACTGCAGCTGTTACAGATTTGACTGCTTCAGCTATGGTTAAAGGTGTGACCATCACAGGTACAAACCTCTACGGCACACTAACAGGTGCTAATACTGCAGCTGTTACAGATTTGACGGCGACGGATATGGTAAAGGGGACAACCATCACAGGCACAAACCTCTACGGCACACTAGCAGGCGCTAACACAGCGGCTGTTACTGATTTGACGGCGACGGATATGGTAAAGGGGACAACCATTACAGGCACAAACCTCTACGGTACCCTAGCAGGTGCTAATACAGCGGCTGTTACTGATTTGACTGCAACGGATATGGTTAAAGGTGTGACCATCACAGGTACAAATCTCTACGGCACCCTAGCCGGTGCTAATACAGCGGCTGTTACAACTCTTACTGCAAGTGATACAACTGCGTCGACATCATCAGCTACGGGAGCTATAACATCAGCTGGTGGTGTCGGTATAGTAGGAAACGTACACGTCGATGCGAATGTTTATGTCGCAGGAGGTCTCATCACCAATACCGGTGGAGTCACGAAGAAGACGTACAGCTTTTCAAATATTATGCCATCGGGTGTGGCGCCACAGACAAACGTCGTATTTACGTCGAACGTCTTTTACGCAAAAATTACAGCAACCCTAGTTGATAAAGATGAACACGTCAGCACGATGTTGCTCGATGTCAATGGTGGTTCAAGAACAGGGGCTGTAAATCCTGGCAGTAATGTAATCACGGTAGGAACGAAAAGTATTTTTGGCACAACGGACAACACAGTTCCATGGAGTAGCACCGTAAGTACCACTTCTAACGTAGTTACTATAGTTCCTTCAGGAAATATGACTGTCGATGGTAATTGTCACATCTTTGTTGAGTATACTTCATTCACAACAACAGGTGGAGTCAAGGCATTGCAACACGACAACGATACACTCATCACTTTCGGTTACTAAATCTCTTTCAGGAGCGTCCCAAACTGCTAAAAAAATTGTACAGTACTTATAAATGGCACAGACGAATGTCCAAGCCTTTTCAGGAGATGTTGAAGTCGCCTCTAACATGAACGCGAATAATGTCACCGCCAATATTGCGACCGTGACCCAAACACTCACCGCCAATATTGCGACCGTGAACCAAACACTCACCATCGATGGATTATTTAAGGTATCCAATGCGGCTGCGGCTGCGTATGTGGATATAAATGCGACACCCGGTCAACAATCGTCCAGTTGGACACAGCTTGACAAGCTGACCGCGGACGACGGCGTTGCGAATGCCGAGTTCGGCTGGAGCGTGGCAATCGACGGCGACACGATGGTGATCGGGGCGCATAAGGACGACGACAATGGAATCCTCAGCGGGTCGGCGTACGTGTTCACGCACCTCCCCTCCGGCTGGACGCAGGTTGCCAAGCTGACCGCAGGCGACGGCGATCCGTATGACAGGTTCGTCACCAGCGTGTCGATTGACGGCGACACGATGGTGATCGGTGCGTGGGGGGACGACGACAGGGCGTCGGAGGCAGGGGCGGCGTACGTATTCACGCGCGACACGGCCGGCGACCTCACCTCCGGCTGGACGCAGGTTGCCAAGCTGACTGCGAGCGACGGCGCTGCGAATGACTACTTCGGCTGGAGCGTGGCAATCTCCGGCGACACGGCGGTGATCGGGGCGTATAAGGACCAAGACAGTGGATTCGACAGCGGGTCCGCGTACGTGTTCACGCGCGACACCGCCGGCGACCTCGCCTCCGGCTGGACGCAGGTTGCCAAGCTGACCGCGTACGACGGCGCTGCGAATGACTACTTCGGCCAGACCGTGTCGATCGACGGCGACACGGTGGTGATCGGGGCGGTGGGGGACGACGACTATGGATCCGTCAGCGGGTCGGCGTACGTGTTCACCCGCGACACGGCTGGCGACCTCACCTCCGGCTGGACGCATCTCCAAAAGCTGAACCCGAATGACGCCGCTACGAATGACAGCTTCGGCCGCAGCGTGTCGATCGACGGCGACACGATGGTGATCGGGGCATCATATGACGACACCGTGGGGTCGGCGTACGTGTTCAGGCGCGTCACGCCCGGTGACCTCACCTCCAGCTGGACGCAGGTTGCCAAGCTGACCGCAGGCGACGGCGCTGCGTATGACTTCTTTGGCTGGAGCGTGTCGATCGACGGCGACACGATTGCGATCGGGGCGGATCAGGACGACGACAACGGATCCGCCAGCGGGTCGGCGTACGTGTTCACGCGCGACACGCCCGGTGACCTCACCTCCGGCTGGTCAAAGGTTGCCAAGCTGACTGCGAGCGACGGCGCTGCGAGTGACAGGTTCGGCTACAGCGTGTCGATCTCCGGCGACACGGTGGTGATCGGGGCGTATCAGGACGACGACAACGGATCTCAAAGCGGGTCGGCGTACGTGTTCGGAAAATTGCCTTTACTTGTTGTAAATGGTGATATCGCGGCCGGTATCGGCGCACCGATCATTTCCTTCACTGGTCAACACATGTGTTTTCCCGAGGGTCCGATAGAACGAGGTCTCGTCGTATCTGCGAATAAGAATAAGTTTATGAATTTAAATGGTATTTTAAGCACTGGCTTAAGTGCTATAAAATCTTCAGAATCTCTCCCTATTGTATCTCTATCTAACGTGGTGAATGACCCCACAGTTTTTGGTGTTGTAGATAGTGTAGAATCCGCGTCATCTATGAGAACGCAAAGATTTGGTGGTATTATTGTTGAAAATAAGAAAGAATCCGGTGATAACAGGGTAATAGTGAATTCACTCGGAGAGGGTGCGATGTGGGTTGTAAATACAAATGGAAACATCTCATCAGGTGATTACATAACGACTTCTAACATAAATGGTTACGGGCATAAACAAGATGATGACATCCTTCACTCATACACAGTGGCTAAAATAACTATGGATTGTGATTTCAACCCTCAAGAGTTACCCATACGAGTCATTAAAAAAGATAACAATGGTACTAACGTTCTTGACAACTATGGACGTCTTCAATGGGAAGATAGTGATAACACACAGAAGGCGTATAGAATTAAGTACCTAAAAGTTGATGGTAAGGAGACTGATCAAGCGAATGCAGTGTATACCGCAGCATATGTAGGATGCACATATCATTGTGGTTAATTTTTTAAACTTAAAAAAATAAACTCTCACTATAATATAAATGTCTGGTGGTATCGCCCAACTCGTCGCCGTAGGTGCTCAGGATGTGCACCTCGTCGGTCAACCCGAGGTCAGTTTTTTTAGGTCTACCTACAAGCGCCATACGAATTTTTCCCAAACTGTCGAGCGTCAGGTCATCCAAGGCAACGTCTCGAACAACGGTATGTCCACCGTCCGCTTCGAGCGCAAGGGTGACATGCTCAACTATGTCTATCTCATGCCCATCAAGTCTGATGGCACCCAGTCCAACGTCGTTCCCGACTGGACTACCGCAATTTCCAAGGTAGAGTTTCTAGTGGGGGGCCAGGTTATTGATGATCAGGATTCCACTTACTCCACTCTCATCGCTCCCACCCTCTCGGCCACCTCTTCCTCCAAGTCTGTCGCTGGTGATCTCTACGGTGGTTCCACCAACGAGCGCTTCTATCCCCTCCGCTTTGCTTTCTGTGAGAACTGGCAGACAGCCATACCTCTTATCAGTCTTCAGTATCACGATGTAGAATTGCGTATCACTTGGGGTTCTGGTGCCACCACGTACAAGTGGGAGGTCTATGCCAATTACGCCTATCTCGACACCCAGGAGCGTGAGGTCTTCGCCTCCCAGCCCCAAAATATGCTCATCACACAGGTCCAAAAGGCTGTTGCCTCGGGCTCTAAGATGCAGGAGCTGAACTTCAATCACCCTGTGAAATACCTCGCCGCTGGTAACAGTGGCGGTGTAACCATGCTCGGTGACACCAATAAGCTCAAGCTTCAGATCAATGGCACTGACGTGGCCGACTTCAAGTTTGCCAACCCCAACTTCACTTCTGTCCCTCTCTACTACCACACCTCCCACGGTAATTCCACCCCAGGTGCCAATCTGTTCACTTACCCCTTCTGCCTCGAAACTGGAAAGCTCCAGCCCACAGGCACCCTTAACTTCAGCCGACTCGATTCGGCCCGTATCATTAACGACACACTCAATTCTTCGGATGACATTTACGCTGTAAATTACAACATATTACGCATAGAAAGTGGTATGGGTGGTCTTTTATATTCTAACTAAATAGTATATGATGTTTTGGAAGATTGTCTTCCTCCTCGCCATCGTTTTTGTATTGACGTACGATCCTAACTCCAGGACACTCGAAAAGTTTGTCGGGCAGCCCCAGGCGTCCCCTTCACCAAACAAATCGTGTGAACATGCGCATTACGAAGCCGTCCAATTCGCTCAGACCCCGTACGAGTGTCCTACAGCTGGTAAAACCAAAATGGGTGCCGTGATGTAGAATGCTTAAAAAGAAAAAGATATTTTCAAGTATAATGGTTCCAGTAAATAAAGATACTCTTCTTATCGTGGGTATCATCGTATGTGTTCTAGGCATCATCTTCTTGTTTAAAGAGTTGAACAAGACGAAGCAGGATATCGATGGCTTCAAGAACTTTTCGACTCAGGTCGTCAGGCACCTGTCGGCCCCTCCCGAACCCGTTCCCGTTGAGACTGTAGAGAAGGAGGAAGAGGTTAAGGAGGAAAAATCCGAGGAATAAACATATCGGCTTATTATAACTTGCGAATGCGCAATGAAAAAGTACAAGGCGATTGCAATACCGGTTAGCTTTGCTGATGGGAAACCTCGGTTTCTCACAGTAAGGGATTGGCGCTTCAAGGATTGGATTTTTGTCACTGGAGGGTGTAGGCGAAGAGAAATTTTCAATCCTCTCAGATGTGCCCTAAGAGAATTAGAAGAGGAGACACGTGGAGTCGTTTCCTTAAAAAATGGTGAGTATACAGAATTTAAATTTACAGTCAGGGAAAGTCAAACTGTAGAACTCGAATATAACGTGTACATATTTTTTGTAAACTTCACTCGTTCAGAACAAAATGCTCAGGTAAGAAAGTTCTATGAGGAGAAGCATAAAATGCAGTTAAAAAAACTCAATAATCAACCAATTCGTAAGACCCATGACGAAAACGATTACATGAGTTATGACACCCTCGAGGAATTTAACTCACGTAAACGTTGGAAATTAATAATCGATAATGTTTTGAGAAATCCACAATTTTATGCGTGTATAAGTTCTCACAATAGAAAAACCTTCTCTATTAAATAATGAAGTCCAAGGCTTTTATTTTACGACAGATTGGTGATTTACTCGAAAAGAACAGGGGACTGTGTGACCAAGAAATAGAGGAGTGGTACAAGGAGAATGAGAATAAGACTGTCTACGAACTCCTCACCTTTAAGAAGGAACTCTCACAGTCGAAGGAATACCCAGATGTATCGTGTATGAAGTGGTTTAGAGATGACAATAGATAAAAAGGTATGTTTAATAAATGGTACGCCAACAATGCAACCAACCTATCACATGTGCTCATGGACGGAGGAAAACTCTCTGTGCCATTTGATAGCTTGAACGAATTTTATGACTTGTACATAGAAGCCGTCAGAACGGGAAAGAAGATTTATGTCGTAGAACAAAAGAGTGAGACGTATAACTTCTTCGTAGATATCGACTACAAGGATAAAGATCCTTTGGGTATTGATGATATTCACGACATCTGTAAAGTTATATGCCAAACGGTGAGACTCTACAGTCCAGTCGAATGTCTCATATCTGTAGCTCTCCCTAAACCGTGTGGGTCCCTAATGAAGACTGGTGTACATCTCAATTGGTCTGATCTCGTCGTAGACCAGGCTTCGGCCATCGCCCTCCGTGAACATATTCTCATAGCTCTCTCCAAGTTTAGAGGTGGAACGGATTGGAATGAAATCATAGACGCAGCTGTCTATGGCAGTCTCGCACGTAAATCCAGGGGTAGTGGTTTCAGGATGCCGTGGTCCCATAAGAGAGCTAAGCATGACACTTGCAATGGTAGAGGGTGTGAAGACTGTGACAAAGGTCACATCGACCAACTTCCCTACCTACCCCTATTCATCTACACGAAAGACCCCCTTTCGACGATGATGAGAATAAATCAAACACCAGATCTTAAAATTCTCAAGATGGCGGCTGTTCGAACGGACGCACCGAAGAATGTCACGGTAGAACCACCCTCCGTCTCTATAAAAGAGGGTTCATTCTCCACCGCTGAGATGAAAGATGAAGTATGCGACGAAGACCTCAGGTGCCGTGTAGAATCATTCATTCGTCGACATATGGAGGGTCAGGGCGACGCTTACATCACGAAGATTTTTAAATTTAAGGAGACCTATCTGGTGGGGACAACCTCTAAATACTGTGAAAATTTACGAAGGACACACAGTTCAAACCATGTGTGGTTCATAATTAGTGGAAGGGATATTCTTCAAAAGTGTTTCTGTCGCTGTGAGACCATCAGGGGGAGGAGGGATGGCTTCTGTAAAGATTTCTGTGGTCGTCGTCACCAACTCACACCAGACATTGTTGAGAGATTATATCCCAAAAAAGAGAACATCAAGTTGTGTCCAGAAATTAAAAAGTTTGTGGAAAAGCCCAAGATTAAACACTCAGACGTAAAACCAGGACTCGAAAGTTTTATCAATAAGTTCATGAAGACGAATGGCGATGTTGGAATTGTAAATATCACCAGGGAAAAGGGTAATTTTTTAGTCATGACAACTTCTACCTATTGTGAAACTATATCAGGCGAACACGAAAATAAAACGATGTCCTACATCATCAGTAAGAATAAGATAAAACAAAAGTGTCCCATCTGTAAAAGAAGTAAGGCGAGAACTCACACGTTACATTCAGGAATAATGGAGAAACTGCATCCTAAAGCTACTTAAACAAATCAATACTTAAAGTATAAAAATGACTGTAACTACTCGTTTTGGAAGAACCGTGAAGAAGCCTGTTCTTTATGTACCCCCCGAAGAAGTTCTCGAGGATGACTACGCTTCTGATGAACACGATTCCGTCATTGATTCTGATATAGACACGGAGGATGAAGAGGAGTACAGCTCCGATGAGGATGACTACGACGACGATGCTGATGAAAATGGTAATCTCAAAGATTTTGTAGTGGACGATGAGAGTGAAAGTGAGGAAGAAGACGCTTAAAAAAAACAAAAACTATATTAGAAAATGGAAACTGACATAGGCAATCCTATTGAGTATAATCCTAATATTGACCCTTTAAATCAGGAGAAAGATGAAGATAATAAAAATGAAGAACA